TCTTACATTTCTTATCAGTGAAACAGTAATATTTGCCTGGCGGACACTTCTTAGCCATGAATGAATCGTATCTTCAAGTATATTTATATTTTTATTCTAGTCTTAATATCACTTATCATCTTCTTTTTGTTTTTTAATTAGTTTTGATAATTCAGCAGTTGAACCAACAAATAATGCATTAGTTACATTTGTAGGGCCTTTGTTTGGATCTTGTTCAAGATCTTTCATTTTTTGTTGAAGATCAATTAATTTATCCGTTGTATCTGCAACTGCTTTGATTGTGGTTGCAGCAACTTCATACGCTCTTGCAGAATCAGATTCTTGTGCTAATTCTAATATACCATTCACTGCTTCCTGTCCCTTCTCAACAAGAGAGTATAAATTGGCACGACTATATTCATAATCTTTACTCGAATCATTCTTATCAGTTTTTTCAAGTTGATTCTTTTGAGGTTTGATCTTATCATCTTCAACGACCTCTGTATCAACGTTAAGTGCTTCCTCAATAGAATCAAAATTTTTCATAACTCTCCTAGATGTCTATACCTTGAGATGGACTTGATGTTTTACCGTCAGCAAAGAATGATGTCATTTCATCAAATCCAAAGTCATCACCAAACTCAATTGCTGCATTATCAGCTGCACTAAGAACACCAATCTGAGCATTATGTTCATGTTTTGCAGCGATTGTATTATCGTATGCACGATAGACGGTAATGTTCTGACCACTAATACTTCTGATGAACATAATTTCAGTATCAATTATGATTCGATCATTCGCACTTAAATCAGTGGTTGCACTGACCTTAAAGGTTGTAACCTTGTCAGATATTGCACCATCAACAACTGTTGCCTGATCTTCATCATAATTTTTCTTCGCAGTTGGTGTTGCGCTGTATCGAATATTACGTTTTGCGGTTTTAATATTAGTGCTAGTGTAGTAATCAACATCAACTTTTTTGATAAGTCCTTCTGGATTGTCTGCAACTGGGCCGAATAGATAAGTTTTTGCAGTAAATGCTAAAGTATAAATGATAGTTCTACGAGTTTCAAAACCACCCTCATACTGATCACTTTGATTTATACTCTCTAAAACTATTGGTATATCTTTTTTCTCACCAATTGAATCAATTAAATTAATTGTAATATTAAATGATGGTTGAAAATAGGGAACAATTTGTTCCAATATTTGTAATGCATCATCACTTAACTTAGACATAATACTAAGTTCAAATGAAACATTATATGGAACAGGCATATAAACTTTTTTTGCAGTAGTTCCGTTTTTTGCAAGAAAAGTTTGTGCAATTCCAGTCTTTCGAGTTGGATCATATTGTATTCCCTGCATTTCAAAAGACAATCTTGGAAGAGTTATTGCAATCTCTCTTTCTAAATCTGGTTGTTGTTGAATTCTTGCTAAAAACTTCTGCATTGGGCCATAGGCCAATGGCACTTTTAAGTTACTAAAAGTTGTCCCACTCGCATCCTTGTGTCGAATATTAATATTATTAAAGAGAGTTCCGAAACCGATAACCGTCTTTCTTAATATTTCATGATAGAAGTAAGTCCCTAACATATCATTATTTTTTAACTATTTAGAATGTCCCGAACGGATTACCTTCTGAGAAGTCTAAAATTGCATCTGCTTCAGACTCAAAGTTTGCATTATCATTATATTGATTTGCATTAAACTCCTCATTTGGATAATCATTTGGTTGATCATAACTAACGGAAAGAATTGTGTATTCTGCACCAGATTCAAGACCTTTAATTTTCTCACCAACTTGAAATTCCGTCTTAGTTAACATGCTGATATCAAGAGTCCTAGAACTAGAATCCCATACTTTAACTCTTGCAGTCTCTGAAGAATCTGAAGATACTTGAACAATTTCGTTAAAGATATAATTACCATCTCCAATCGATGTTGCAGCACCTATTGTAATTGTTGGTGCAGTGGTATATCCACTACCAGCATTACTAATTCTAATCGCACTAATTGTTCCACCAACCATCACTGCCTCAGCAGTTGCGTCAGTTCCTCCCGATGGCGCAGTAGAAATTGATACATTTGGAGTTGTTGTATAACCTGATCCACCAGATGTAATTGTAACAATACCTACAGAACCTAGAGAAGTGATGCCAGCGGTTGCTATACCAGTGCCTGGCACGGTTACAGTGGGTATTCCGATGTATCCACTGCCAGGATTGATTAAAAGAATTTTATCAATAGATTTTGCAGTTCCGATACCAGATCGAGATGTCATGATTGCGACAGCGGTTGCATCCACGCCAGGTGATGTGCTAATCGAAACGGTAGGTGCGGCGACATACCCATATCCATCATTTTGTAGGAATATCTGTTGAACAGCACCAAAGTTAAGAGTTGTGTTTGCAGTTGCAGTGCTACCAATACCAGATAATATTAGTCTTGCAGCATATCCATCTGTTTGAACAACTCTATCAATTTTCTCAACATTTGTATCAATGACCTCATCCTCATATTCAAATACTTCACATGTAAGTTGATATGTATAATTTTTTCTTAATTGATAGTTTGGTTTTTCAAATTCAACATATTTGATTTCAAATAATTTACTTCCTAATGGTGAAAATAATAAATCTCCTTCTCTTGGACGATTTGATATTTCATAGTCATCCTCTTGTTGTTCTAAAAATGGTGCAACAGATTCTTCAAATCTTTCTCTGGAAATAACAAATGTAGCTTCAGTTGTAACTCGAACACCAAACTTGGAAAGTATATCTCCTTGTCCAGCATAACCATCAACATTCATCAAATATGCCTCAAGAGGAAATGCCTGATCAAATCTTGATTCAGTCACCTCTCTCATGATTGTCCTTGATGTCATCAATTTACGAGGAATATAATGGCACTCAAGTCCGTACATCCTTAATTGTTCATTAATTAAGTCTTGTACTAAACCTTGTTCTCCCTGAGAACCCTGTAGAAAAAACGGATTTAACATTATCCAATCATGTCAAGTGGGGGCATTTCATAATCACTTGACATCTTAGCTCTAATTTCATCTAACTCTTTTACACCATCATCATATATCTGACGACCATTCAATTGAATTCCGCCAGGCAATTGAACACCTTGAAATTTAATTAAGTTCTGTCCCCATTGTTTTTTACATAACGCAGTAAAATATCTCTTTAAAAACTGATCATTATAAACTTGAGTGAAATCATTGGGATCTAAAATTCGGAAACAATCAATTACAAAATGATCACCAACATTAATGGTTTTAAAATCCGTGTCAATATATAATCTGTCTTGACGAATATTAAATCTAAACTTCATATCTGGATTTAATAAGAAAGTAATGTCCTCAAGATAAGTTTGAACCATTGAATACTGAAGAAGATCAATCGATCCAAACTGATATAAATCATTTAAAAATAACTGATACTTGATATTAAATAAACCATCATAAACTGTATCTGATCTAAGTTTAAATATTTGATTCACTCCAATTACAGATGGAGGCATTTGTAAGTAGTTTTGATTCTCTTCAAAATTAAAACTTGTAGTTAATCCTACTGTTGATGTTCCAGTTGTTGTTGTAATTCCAGCATTTTTTTCTCCCCCTCTTGCTTCTCCTCTATCAATATCCTCTTGAGTAATTTTATATTTCAAGTACATTCTTACGATACCATCGTAATGCCTCTCTTGATATACCTGAATTGCATCATCTAATAGATCTTGAAACTGTTCGTCTGCGACATTAATTTCTAAGACAGGAAATCCAAGCTGTCTCTTTGCGTAATCTATTAAACCTTCTCTCGAACTTGGTTGGGCCATTCTTCACCTCTAAGTTGAAATACCTGTTCTGACAAGCACATTACCCTCTATAATTTTAAAGAAAGTAGAACCAGAACTTACATTAACATCATATAGATATCTACCCTCAGATAAACCTCTAGTTACAGTTGAACCCATTGATAGAGTAACCTTACCATCAGTGTCTCCAAGTGTCACGCCAAAAGTATTTGCAGTTCCAATTGCAGACTTCTTCATATTACTTCTTCCAGTATAGTTAGAAAAATCTATACTTGAACCAGCAGAAGTTCTAATCGTGAAAGTAGTGTTAAAATCAGCACCAGAAAATATGGTTAGATTTACACCCATTGGAACAGCAACATCTGGATCGAATGTGATTACCTGTTGTGCCATTTTTCTAATTATTTAGTTTTTGGACGAGAGTAGATAAAAGATCTTTAATTTCTCCTAATTCACCCTTCACATTATCTAGATCTTCCTTCATTCGGTCTAACTCATTATTTTTATTTTCCACAGATTTTTTCCTTTGCATATATGCAATATAGGCTTTCTTATCTTTATTGATAATTGCTGTGGATTCAGAGTCTCGATAAAATCCAGACTTTCCCTCAACTGGGATATGATTTGTCATTATGCTAATGCGATTGCTCTAAGTTCTTTGATCAGTGGTGGTTGTGCCTGATTGGTTCCAACCATATCAATTTTAATTTGGAACTTAGTAAATGGTGGTAATTCTCTAGATGTAAAACTATAATCCTTAAATTCACCACCAACAGAAGGTGTTACTCGGTCATCGGGAAGACCACTATTATTAGAGAAGTTAATTACTTTACCATTTTGATCTATATTATCATGGCCTGGGAACAATTCAAAGTTACGATCTAAACTACTTTCTGTTGATCCCTCTGCGATAGTCTTAAAGAATACACGAATATCTGCATCAGATCTTCGATATGCAGCAAATTCAACTAGTATGTTAGTTGCTGGATTATTTAAAACCACCATCTTAGAAACATAAGATGATGCACAAGGATCTTGACCAGTTTGGTTTACACGATTATCACTTGCAAAATTAGACACAGGACTATTGACACGATTTGTGGTTAGAACTGTGCTGACACGATCTAAGTCTATTACAGGCGAAACATTAGGACTATTAGTACTCATTAATACTTCGAGTGTTAATGATTTATTTCCTGGCAAATCAGATAATTGACGATTCTCATTTGATTTAGATGCAACCATTCTTGGTGTTTCAAAATGTGTTTGACCTGTGACTGATATTGCTTGGAAACCTTGATCAACAAATGATTGTTCTGATCCATCAACACTCGTCGCAGATACCGTTCTCACACGAGCACCAATATTTGTGCCAGGAGGTGTCATTGATTGAATATTTGGTGTGATAGTTTCAAACTGTATATTTTGTGATGCAGTTGCATTTGATCCACCACCACGTTTTGTGGATGAGAAGAATCGATCAGGTAAAGTTCCACTACTTCTATCTGTGCCATCATTATTCATGTCAACTTTAATATGATAGAAATCTAAATCTTTATCATTTGGAACAGTGACTGTTGGACTATTCATATCATGTTCTTTGTTAATTCTTCTGAGAGAGACTCCACTAAATTCATATTTCTTAATTATATCGCCTGATGAATGACTAGACTTAATGGTTGAATCAATACCTCTAGTTGTGATACCTGTAATCGATCCATCAGCAACACCAGTGTAGGATATAATTTCATTACCAAGAATTGCGTAACCATAATTTGTTGTTCCAACTCCAACTCCCTCAAAAGTTGCAAAGTTAGATGATGCAATCACAGAAATATCATCTAATGAATCAAAGTTATAATCTGCTGTCAATTTTGTTGAAGGAACATCTGAATCAACTCCAGATATTGTCACCAAGTTATTAAATGCGTGTAAACCATGAGCTCTATGATTAACTTTGAAATGTAAACCATCATTTGTAGAATCAACTTCAAACGTTGATATTGTAGATCCACTTCCAACAGTTTTTCCATCAATTCCAATAACTGTTGATCCGTTGTTAAATCCTATTGTTCCAATACCTGTAACAAATGATCCCTGAATGTTATCAATTACCAAACTGTTTGTTGAAGTAATTAATCCAACAGAAATAACAGCTCCACTTCCATTTCCAAGACCTAGTGTTCCAATTCCTAAAGTGTCACCTACAGCATAATTCTTTCCACCATTTGTAAAGGTAACAACACCAATTTCACCATTGTTTACAGTTACATCACCAATAATTCCAGTTCCCTCTCCAGTTTGAGTGACCATTGGAATGTCTGAATATGTAAGAACTCCATTAGAAGGTGTATATCCAACGCCAGGATTGATAATTGTAACATCATTAGATCCATTAATAGTTGCAATACCAGCAGTGTTAATGAGAGTTGCAGACGCATTTAAATTATCAAACTGACTAATCTTAACGCCAGGAACTAATCCAGCAGTTAAAGTATTTGATATTGGTGTTCCTAATCCAACAATTGCTTTCTTAGATAAGGATGTAATTGAGTTTTCTGCTAATTTTGGTATTTCACCATTACCAGTTGCTAACTCAGAGTTAAAGAATCTACCAACGGAAGGAGATGTATTAAACACAGCTCTTCTGATAAGAAACTTCATATCTTCATACTGACTTGGATCCCATGTTGTACCATTTTGTGATTTAAATAATGATCCTAAGTATGGTTGCTGACTAATTAAAACTTGTTGTTCATCGGGTAGTCCAACAGTTGATATGTCAACCTCTCCCATTCTTGATATCCAACAGTTGTAATTTTCTGATGGTGTGACAAGAACTAAAGCATATTCATGTTCCCCTGTAAGATAAACTGGAGAATCAAAAGTAAATGTGGTTGGAATTGATGCATCCTCAGATACATTAACTTGACTTGGATCTAGAACTACAACACTAAATGGCAAAATCTTAGATGTTGGTAATCCAGTCTCAACAGTTCTAACCTGTAAAGTAAGAGGTAATTCTTCATCCTTAGTTTGCATATATAAATCTACGGAAGTGATGAATACTCCAGATGTTTCATCTACACGGAAAGTTTGTGCAAGAGGGTCATAATACTGAACACCTGTAATTTCAACTTCTTCAGATCCTAATCCTTCAACTTTTCTTGTAATTTTATCATTTAAAACTCTTTGTTCTTGAACTCCTAATCTTTCAATTTGTGGTGTTTTGACGTTTAAAATTTGTTCTTGAACTGTTTCTAATTCACCCTTAGCATGGAAATTAGCCTCAGCAGATCCTGAAACAGCTCCAGCGATTGTCGTGTTTGTTGGACTTGTTGTTAATCTTATAGTTTTTGTACCAGTTTCAAATCTTGGACTTGCAGCATCATTTGGATCTGGTAAGCTGAAACAGCATTTTAGACTTCCAAGAGTGTCCGTAATTAATCTTACGTTAGTTACTGTCGCTTGAGCTCCACTTGTTGTTCCAACAAGCTTCATTCCATTTTTAACATGTCCTGAAAACGCACCTTGAACCTGAGTTGCAAGACTAAATGTATCTACATTCAAAATTGTTGATGATGTGGAATATACATTTGAAATTGGAGCTTCGTTATCATATACATTAACTGTACTAATTTTTGTTGGTGCATTATAAGGGCCTTCTTGATGATTCGGCGCAGCTAGTCTAAATGTGAATCCAGATGACGTAACTGTTTCTCCAGTTTGAAATACACCACTTGTCATACTAATTTCAATTAGTTTTGGTGTTACAAATGAAGTTACATCAACATTATCAAAGTAAACATAGAAACGAGTTCTAGGTTTCATACGAGTAGTAGTGATTTCAATATTTCTTGATCTCATGTAAGGAATGATATCACGACTTATAGTTCTATCACCTAAAGATTGTTGTTGAACTTTAGGTCTTACCTTATATTGAATACCCTCTCTTGATTGATTTGTTGATATTTCAATGTCTTGATGAGATGTTCTAGTTGTTCTTTCAACATCTGTGATTACACCAGCACCTTTTGGAACCCATTTGCCATTTAACTCAATAACTTTTTCATAGTTTGGAATAGATTTTATATCTAATTTAACACCTTCTGGTAAATCATCTGGACTTATAGTTCCCAATGCTTCAACAGTTTCTTCAACAAATGTTGATGTCACTTCTTCAGACACCCAGTTTGTTTCCCATGCACCCCAATCAACTTCACTAAATCCAGTTTGTTGATTAATACCCATTTGAGATATTGCATTGTTGTATGCAGAGGTATCATAAGAAATACTCGCATCAACTCTCTTTGTATCCATCCATACATCAGAGTCTGGGCTAAGAGTCATATCACCAGAGTAATATATTATCAAAAATGGGTTGACATTTTCAACTCTAGAAGCATAAATTTGCTCCAACATCTTTGTTTCTGTATAATCTAATGTAAGAAGGCGACCAGTTTTTTTAATATTATCTCCATCAATATCATCTAAATGATTGACATCTAGGGTTGGATTTGCAGTTGTACCAATACCAATAAATGATCTGGATCCAATAATTAAATCAAGACAAGTTGTGTAATGGCCAGGTCTCAAATAACCTCTCTTTGCATCTGTACTCGCAGTAAAATCGGGATGATCAATCTGATGAGATGCATGTTTCTTAAAGTTGTCAACAAAGAACCCAGACTTGAATCTGTTTAAACCATTTGCATCTGTAATATTCAAGTTTGCAGTATCAGTTTCAAGAAGAGAGAGTCTTGTATAATATTCTACACTTTCAAGTCTCTTTTCAAGTCTTCCAATATCAGCCATTGTGAAACGTTTATGATTCGTGCGAATCATCTTAACTTGACTAATATCTCTTAGATATGCTGGGAGTTCAATTTTAGCAACTTCGATTGCGTCTCCAATAGTTTGTGGTTCTTTTGGATTATCTGATGGGACACCTTGAATATAAACAAAATCACCAGCCTTATCTAAGAAAAGTCTATCCTTTCTTGGTTGATAGTAATCATATGTTACTATCAAACTCTCATCAGGAACTAACGGATCTGGAATATTGTTTCCTTGAGAGGAGAAAGATCTTGAAGCAAAATCAAAAGGTGAAACTGTTGATGATGTATCATACTCAGAAACTCTTGGTCTAATATCAATTAGATCACTTATGAATACGTCATAATTTCTATCTACAGGAATTATTTTTTTAGATGCATCAGGATAACTAGAGGCATTAAAGAAATCTCCAGTATCATCACTTGTCACAAAGAAGTTTTTAAATACAATTTTTAAACGATTTGTTGGTGCTTCAAAATCTTTTTTTCTTTCAATAAATGAGTAATCGTAATATGTTGGTTTTTGATTTGGATTTAACTGATATTGATCTGTAATATTACGATCTCCACTCGTTGCAGATACTACCAAAGCTGTGACACCAGATTTACTTCCTTTGACTTTTTCAGAAGGATTAAAATTATTTTGATTTAATAAAACAACTCCAACTGAATTGACGGTTGGTTTTTCTACAACTAATCCAACAGCATTACTATCTAAACCTATGAGTTGTTCTCCAACAATTAAATCAGAATTGTTTCCACTTGGGCCAGAATATGCAGTAAGATCAAGTGATGGTAGATCAGCATCACCAGAATCATTTGACTCGAACACAGCTAATAAAGAAGCTGCATCAGGCACATTTAGAGATATTTTGCGATCCTGAACTCTTGTTCCAAATACTCTACTGTTTGTTAAACCGTCATTTAATGTGTTTGTTCCAATACCAGATGAAGCATTAGTTGAACGTGTAACATTAATTACATTTGCCTCATTTACTTTCTTAAGTTTATTTTTAACTTTTGATTTTAATACAGTTGCAAAAAGATTTGCTTTTCCAGAAACTGAACTTAATCCTACAAAGGTTACGGTTTTTTTATCATCAGCTATTTTTACTTGACTATCTTTTAGTGGTTCAATTGATCCATCATTATATGATATGAAATATCTTTCTTCATCAAATGGTTGAAAGAATAAATCTGCGCCAGCATCAGGAGATGTGAATTGACTATTTGCAACAGTTATATCAGAGAACTGTTTTCTAAATTGCAAATTAGTTGTAGTTACATCAATACTTGCAATGTTTTTACGACTAACTGGTGTTAACAAACTATTCGCACTAATTTCAAAACTTGATTTACGAAGTAAAAGATCATTTACGTCAAGAGAGCCAGGAATTAAACCATCTAAAACACCACCATTGCATACACCAGAAACTGATGTAATACCAGCAATATTAATTTCATTTCCGTCTGTAGATACTCCAGTAATACGATTGAACCTAGGCAATGTTTCGCCAGGCACACTGTAACTTACAATATTATTTGAAGTTATAATACCAGCAAAATTAGATCCTGATGACGTAATAATACCAGTGTTTCCAGATGTATTACTTAATCTAAAATTACCAGAAACTAAATTTGTTAATTTATTTCCGTCATCAAGTAAAATATCAGCTTCAAATGTTGATACACCAACTGCACTCTTAATTGATTTTACATCATTTAATCCAAAATTATCTACTTTTGTGATGACTCTTCCATTTTGAACACCATTAATTAAGATAGACTCATCTTTGATAAACTTACCACTTATGTCAATTAAACTAATATCGGTTACATTTGTTCCAGATGTCCTTACAAATCCTGTTGCACCACTTCTTGCACCTTGTATGTGATCGGATGCAGTTAATGAAGTAATAGCTGTTCCAACTTTAATGTCCGTGAATGTTTTGATATCAAATAAACGAGCTTCATATTGAGTAGCTTCATTTACAAAACTTCCAGATTGTGCTTTGAAATCATATAGTCTTGCAAGACCAATTTCAGATCCATTATTTCCTCTTCTTCTAGAAATTAAAGATACAGTTGCAGTAGTTCCAATCCCCAAACTTGGAGATCCAAAAACATTATTTACTAATAAAGGATCACCAGTCGTATAACTTACTGATTCTTGTTCAATAGTTTTTGTAGATCTTGGTTTTGGTACATCAATAAATCCTGTTGATATTTTTTCAATTCCATATCCTTTTACATAAGCTTTTCCAGGCGATATCTGCATTACCATCAAGTCATCAGATGGTATATTTCCTTCTTGTGTTTTTTGTTCTGATGTGTATATTCCTTTATTTCCAATTTGATCATTTAATGACTCTTTTGCAAAAACTTCAAAAGGTCTTATGTAATAATCTCCAGATTCATCATAAGTTCTCGCTGCAAGTGTATCATTAATTAAATTATATTGAGTATCTTTTACAAATGTTTGTAACTCACCACCTCTTACACGAGCAATTTCAATAAAGTTTTGATCATTAGTATCATCAAGTTGTTTCTTAGTCAAACTTATCTTAATTTCAAGACGATCAGCTCCAGGCGCCGCAAAGTTTGTGAATCCTGATGCATTATCGTTTAACGATGGATCTTCATCAGCACTAACAAAGTTTTCTTGAACATCGAATCCTATTCTGTATGAGGGAGAACCACTATATTGATTTAAAATTAATGTTTCACTTTGAACTTGAGCAAAAGTACCACGAACAAAATATACACCTTCTCCAATAGACATTGCAGATCCAGTTGCAGTCGCACCAAATGCTAAAGTATTTGCAAATGGTTCATTTGCTGGAATAACACTCGCACCATAGACAATATCTTTGTTTGCAGATAAACTCTCACCATCATCAAATTTTTCTTGTGCAAAATCACCACCAGACTTTTCATATTTGATATAAAAAGTTATGTTTCCTCTATCTGAATCTTCCTTTGTTAAAATCTTTTTAATTGTCGCAGTTACACCTGATCTTGTACCTGTAATTCTTAATCCAACTAATTGATTTAGATATAAGGATACTGGAATTCCTAAAAACGCATCTTCAACTTGAACACATGTGAAATTATTATCATAACTTAAGTTGCCAGGAATAACCTTAGAACCCTCTTTAAAAAAGTGAGTACCAAATTGTTCAATCTGATTTTGTAAAATCGATTGTAAAGTGCTTAACTCTCTTGCCTGAACTGGGGATCCTGGCTTGAAAAGCACTCTATAGAAATTTTTATTCTTATCAAAATCGTCAAAATATGGCGATACGTTTAGATTGGTTTCCTGTGGCATGATTTTTTAAAATTCCAGTACGATCTTGATGTCTTCTTTTTGCTGAGAACTACGAGTAACAGCAGCTCTGTTATCAACGTAAATGATATCACCGCTATATTTTTCAACCTCTGGGTTAGCAACACCTTT